TTGTAAACTAAAATTATCCATGATATTATATTTGCTATAAATATTTAAGCTTGTATAATTCCTAACATTTGCTCAATTCTATCATCGGTACTGCCCTTTAGTATATGGACATTTTTACATCTATGGCCAAATTTATTTAATGTTTTAGTAATAGATTCATTAATATTATTTCTATATTCTAAATCAGTTTCTCTAACACCATTATCTTCCATAACAGTACCTTCAGGAGAAATGTAAAATATATAATCATACTCACCTACAAATAAACAAGCATAATCTTCAAAATATTCTTTATCTTTAAAATCAATTGATTTAGATAAATTAGTAAAAGCAATAACATCTATAACTGTTCTATCAGTTATAATATTTTCTTTTATTAATTCAGCAACACGCTCTGCTAAAAATACAGTTTGACCCTTTAATGTAGAATCAGTATTTAATGGAATACCTAGATCACTTAGATATTTACTACGTTCAGTAGCAAAATTATAATCTTTAAATTGATCTAATTGTTTTAAATTATTTACTAATGTAGTTTTACCTACACTCATTGTACCACATAAACCTATTTTCATTTTATTTTATTTATAAATTATACCTTGCATAAGGATTTGATGTATTATCGATTATAACTTTTTCTCCAAATATATTTTTAGCTACTACCTTTAATATATCAAAAGAAATTAAAGCATCCAAATATCTTCGTTCCCAAAGATATTCTTTACTTTTACATATTATAATTTTTTTATATTTAAAATTTTGTATATTATCAAAACTAGTTTCCATTTTAAATGTTTTTAAATCCCTAACACTTGCTTTATCTAAAGTATTTTCCTGGAGATAAGAATCTATTTTATGTATCCAAATATAATTTTCTAATTTTTTAAGAAATATTAAATGACCCACCCAATTACCTTCATTTAACTTATGTATGTCTGGAAAGTCAGGGTCATTCATTATATCATGATGGGCATCTATATTCACTATAGATTTATCTTCTTCAGAAATATAATCTAATATAGAATGATGAGCATCTATAAAAACTATTTGTTCACAAGTTTTAAAATGTTTAGTAACATAATCTACTAATATAGAATGTTCATTTTTATTGGTTATCCAATCTATATCAACAGATAATACACTCATATTTTATTTTTTTAATAACCAACTACTTGATTGGATTTTATCACCAAGCCCTTCTATTAAAGATACACCAAGTTCTCTACAAATCCCAGCTTCTGGTATAGAATCATTATTTTGATCTCCACCATTTGCAAATGCAATTTGATATTTAGGATCATTAGCTATTGCTTTTACATTTAAAGCTCTTATTGATTCACATACTGTTCTATCTTTATCAACAGATACCATTGCAAAATCAACCATTTTAAGACTACTTACTATTAATAATCTTTCGTCTTCTAATTGAAATTCATTTGATCCTTTTAAGTTACGTTGTAAATCACTATTAACAATAACCCATAATTCATCAGCTTGAGCCTTCGCTTTCGCGAAGAGCTCTAAGTGACCTTTATGTACTGGGTTAAAATAGCCTGATACTATTATAGCCTTTTTCATATTAGAATCTTGATTGTACTTGTGGGTTTTTATCTGGTGGAACTCCACTACGATCTCTCCTTAATTCCATCCACTCATCTCTAGTTTTCTGAAGGCCATATAAATAATATTCGGATTTTCTCCTACTACCATCATTATATTTGATGGCAGGGCCATTCCAATTATGAAGTTTTTTATCAAAAAATGTGATTTGAACACCTTCAGGTGTATTGATTGTTCTTGTTGACCAATCCGCTTTTACTTTTTTCATATATATAACATTTAAATTAGGCGTAAATATACGAACATTAGTTCAGGTAGCCAAACTATTTGCGTGATTTCTTTCCTTTAAGGAATATATTTTCATCCTCTAAAAACTCAATTTTAACTTTTAAACCTGATACTTCTGAGGATAGTATGGTAATTGTATCACGCATTTCATCTTTTTCTTCTGATGATTCTATTAATAAAGCTTCTAGTTTATTTACTCTTTCTTGTAAATCACTAATAAAATTTTCATTAGCTTGTTGAGTACTTCGTTCAACTTTAGACTTTAATGTTAATTTAGTTTCATAAAACCTCCATGCCCCTACACTACCTAGCGCAGAAATAACAGCAATTAGAATATGGATTATGTTTTCGCTCATGTTGGTTTTAATATAAATATTCGTGTGGGCTCAACGCTTGGTATTTTATTAAAACTTCTTGTCTTAAATCTAAAAAACCTTCTATTTCTTTTAAAGTTATAGGATCAGATAATAATTTTTGTGAGTAATTTAATAAAAAATACCCATCAATTGCAACCATCATTTCCTTTAACTCTTCAGCTGATGAGTTCTTCAGCAACGTAGATTCCTTGTGCTCCGCTGACAGTAATTCCTCTAGCAGAGAGTGCATCGCCGACAAAGTGGACTTGCTCATATTTTGTTAAACTTAAATTATTATAATTAACTAGGGGTTCTGGTGATAAATATTTTACTTCTGGTATATAAATTCCCCAATCATCTTTTAGTGTTGGAAATATTTTTTTCATATCCTCTATAAAATCATCTATATATTTAAAATATCCACTAAATTCTTCCCTTACTTGTTTTAGTTCATCTTCATTAATTTGAATAGCAGATACATCTACTCCTTCTGATGTTGTTGAAGGTTTACGAGTAGGGCTATAATATAAACCCGTGCCTTCTTTGTTTATAGATTGTACTATATTTCTTGACCAATCAAACGGCTTATCAATACCATTAATTTCCATTAAAATTCCGAAGTTAGTCATGTTATTTCGGTAGGCCTCATCTTTTTTGGCATGTCCATTGTAACTATGGTCTCCATACGTTTCTTCCACTGCTACGTAAGCAGCGTTATTATTTGTACAAAAAGATCTTAATGATACCCCTTTATCTTCAAATTTTCTATATAATTTAAAATCATAAGAGACATCAATTAATTTTTGAAAGTGTTCCTGTGGTGCTTCAAATCTAACACCTATTTGTACAGACTTGGGTTCGGTTGGTAATTTATATTTTTCAGCTAACTGTTTTCCAAAGTCAATTCCTGATTTACCAACCCCAAATATTAACTCATCATATAACATAATAGTTTCTTCTCCCCCATCTAACATCTTAGCACGAAGAGTATTTGTATTAAAATCAATATCTTCTACTTTTGTTTCCCATAAAAACTCTACACCATTTTCTATTAAAAAATTATACCAATTTTTACCTATTTCGTGAAGATAATCTGTACCTACATGCCATACTGGGAATAATCGTAGACCGAAATAGGGTTTGATAAAATTTGGTTCTTCTATAGGATTAGAACATTGAACTGCTTCGGGTTTAGGATGAAATCGTTTAAAATTTTCAATTACTTGGTCCATTAATTCCATTGCTTTTTCTTCACCACAATATTTTGCTAATTGTCCACCTATAGAAGTATGGTATGTCAGCTTACCATCACTCCACCCCCCAGCACCAAGAAAACCTTCCATTACTTCACTATATTTTCTTTCATATGGGTTTTTACCCATGTCAATGATAGTAATTTTACCATCAAATTGATTATCTACTAATTTAGTAGCAGCATTTACTCCTGCTACCCCGGCTCCTATTATTATTATATTTTTTTGCATATTTACCAATTTAAAATAAAATCATTAATGTTATCTGAATACCATATAGGTAATGTATATCTTGTTCCTTTAGTTATTTTTTCAACCCCATGTTCATGTTGTACCCCATCAAAAAATATAGTAGTTCCTATTTCATTTATGGATTTTTTATTATTTTTTGTAAAAAATGTTTTTCCACCTTCATAATCTAAATTAAGATAAGTTACAGAAGTATATTTAGTACTTTCTCTAGTAGTATCTATGTGGGGAGGTTGATATGAATCAATGGGCCATTTTACTATTTCTACTAATTCAGGAAATAAAACTTTTCCATATTCTTTTGTAGCTACTTGTGTTAAATAAAATAAAATTTGTACAAAAGGTTTATTTTTCATTAAATATTGTGCTTGTACAGTTGTAGTATTAGAATGAGAAAGTATATTATTACTAGGAGATTTACTAGCATATTCAATTAAATATTGACAAGCTTCTTTAGGTAATAAATTTTTGTATTCTTTAAACATATTTTTCATATTCCTGTATTGAATTTAATAAATCATTATTAGAATACCTAGGGCCCCAATATAAATGTTTTAATGGATCTATTTCCATTGAATCTGTACCTTGGTGATAAATAAGTTTAGATATCCCATAGGATAATCCACTATCGGTAGATAAAGGGTCTATATATAAATTAATGTTAGGAAAATGTTTTTTGATCAAATAATTACCTATAACATTCATAAAGCATCCTCCTGAAAGAACTAAATTATCTGTATCACTATAACTTAAGGCTTGTTCAACTCTTTTAATGAAAACTTTTTCTAATGATTTTTGCACAGAAAAAGCTAAATCTTTTGAAATTTCTTTATCTACATTTTGTAAATAAGGGTTTATTTTTAATTTAATACCACCTTCACTACTAAATAAATTAGAATTTCCATATATAGTATCTTGGTATAAAATAGGAGGTAATTTAGGATTTGGTTTACCATAAGATGATAATCCCATTACTTTTCCGGCATCAGATTGGTGAGGAAAACCAATAAAATTACCAATTGCATAAAATATAAAGCCTATATCTAAATCTTCATTATAATCATGGTTATCTTTTATAACATTAGGGGAAAATTTTAAAGTATGGTTTGAATCATACCATACATTAGAATATTTTTCTTCAAAAGTATAAGGATAAGAAGCTTTATATATTCTAGTAGTATATCTACCTTTAAAATCTTCATCTGGGAGAGTAGTTGTTCCACCATATCCATCTATACTAAGACATATTGCTTTATTAAACCCAGAGCCATAAAAGCCCGAAGCAGCATGTCCCAAATGGTGGTCTGAAAGAGGGAAGTGATAAGTAGAATTTACAGTTATACCTTTTTTAGTTAAATAGTTAGATATATAAGAAGCGTCTTGTTCTAAAGTATTATAAATTATAAGATGGTCTATTTTATCAACTAATTGAGTTAGTTTTTCTAAACAAATTAAAAACTTACCTGTATCATTTTTAATTCTACTAAATCTATCTTCTTGTAGGATTGCCTTCACTCTTTGATCCTCTAATATAGTAATAGAACGATCATGACCGGGAAGTGAAATGCTAACTGTTATTTTTGACATACCTTTACTTAACCATTAAATATACGAAAAAAAAGCTGTGGCTCCAAAA